TCTGCTATCTCCATAAAATCTCTAAACACCGAACCCTTTAAAGCTGGTAATGTTTTTCTTGCAATAGTAATTATCAATTTCTTTTTGCGTGTTGTTAATAAGTAAATAAGGTATTGACATATTGCGTATGTCTTACCTGATCTACTACCACCCTGATGAACAATTATTCTTTTATCTGAATTTATAGTCTGATAGAATTGTGTATTACATTCTACTGTTTCTTTTCTGACGGCTTCCATTCAATCAATTTACTTTCGATACCACCACTATGTTGAATCTCTTGTCTTTCTATATACCCACGTTTCTTACCTTTTGTTTTCAAATAGAATATAGTTGACGTTGGGTTATCATTATGTATCTGATTAAACAATTTAGATTCAACAAAGTCTAATGCTACATTCTGTAGTTCATCAACTTTATCTTTAAACTTACTATCGTTGTTGTAATATTTATAAAACGTTGATCTATTACAACCAACCTCTTTACAAGCAGATGTTACTACACCCAAATGTTTTTCAAGTGCGTTTAATAAATTGTTTTTTAATATGTTGGTTTTTGTCGCCATAATACAAAATTAAGCATATTTAGTTACTATTTGAGAATATGTAAGATTTTTACCTTCTATGCGTAGTTTGAAATAATAGTATAAATACCATAATTCTTTGATTTGCCATTCTATTTCAGGTATGTTTCTTTTATATTTTTTGTTTACTGGAAATACCTCTGCGAGTGCATAAATACGTTTAAAACATTTAATATCATCGGTTGCATCATATCTATGTTGCTTAGCTTTTACCTTATATTTTAAAATAAAAACCTCAACATCACGTATTATTTTCTGCTTGCCCTTGCTTATCACATTCTAAAAGTAATACAAATTCGTTGCTTGTAATAATTTTGTCGTGATATTTATATGTTTGTTTACCCTTGTGTTCTTCTAGTGACAAACACTTTTCTCTGATTTTATGGTTTTTTACCTTTGGGTCTAAGTTGATATAAACACTTCGTGAATCACATTTATAGTAACGCCATAAGTTTCTTATAGTGTTGCATATATTCTGCGATTCACCAAGTATTGTTTCTTCGTCAGATACGAAAAGATATTTATTCTTTAACTTCTTTTGTTTCTGAGACTTCTTCTGCAACCTCATCATTGTTCAGTTCTTCTACTTTCGGTGGTTGTACACCAAATTGTTCTAATGCTTGTAATACTAAAGATGATTCACTAAGTGTGAATAACCCTGACTTATTACCCTTCTCACATACTTGAACTATAATTTGTAACGCTTGTTCTTGTGTCATAATTATTTATTTAAATCTACCAGTTATAAAATCGTAATTTAATAGTACACTACCTTGCTTACCATTAAGTCTTTGTGATTTCATTTTTACTGTTTCAAACTCAACAAAGTTAATATTATTTTTGTTTTTAGATAAAGTTTTTTGTAATAATTCACCACTTGAAAGCCTTTCTTCAATATCTTCTTCATATAATCTGTGTAATATCACCATACAGTCGACTTTATTATAATGCATCGTTCCCCCAGCTATTGTGTATTGTGAAGCCTTTTGTATTTTTGAATTACCATCTTTCCTATATATATACATTGGTGATTTAGGGTGTTCAACATAACAAACTATGCTATTTGAATTTTTAGCAAACATTTTTAAATCACTTAATGTTTTTTTTAGATATAAAAATATATTTTTATCTGAAGTGCCTGATTGATCTAAAAGCCAATTTAAAGGGTCAATAACGAAACAGTTGTAACCAGCTTCTTTTAAAGTTTTAAATTTATTTAATATACTTGTTTCTGTTTGTAAGTTTTCTTCATTTTCTAAAAAAATAAAATGTTTATTTATGAAATCTAAACTTTTATTAAATTCTGATTCACTACATATATTATCAAAGAATGGGTTTACGTTTTTATTTAAATAAGACCTTGCTAAATTCATTATTAATTCTATAGTATCGGTTTCAGGTGAATACATTACTATTTTATCTTTATAATGTTTAGCCCTTAATAACATTGCATAATTAATAAATTCAGATTTACCACTTTGAGGATAACCACTAAAACAATATAAGAATCCTTTACGCCAAGTAAATATTCCATCAATTTTATCTAAATATGATTTCTCACCTAACTCATAGCCTTTAGAAAAAACATTTTCTAATTTATCTCTTATGTCATTTACTCTTATTTCTTTACAATCAACTTCTTCTTTATCTTTTAATATATCGTCAGCACTAATGTTTTCATAGTCTGTGATTTTATCAGATGTCATTTTTAATTTCATATTTGCAAGTCTTTAATCTTCATATATAAATTATGTATCTCTTGTTTTTCTTTTAATATCTTATTCTTATAAGTATGTAAGTGATACATTTTATTTGCATTTATAAGTATTGCAAGTTTTGACAAATTCTCTATAAATGATTTAACATAATTATAAAACGCACCATCAACGTTTCTTGCGTATTCCGACCTTTTCTTTGAGAACTCTAAAAATTTTTGCGTCTCTTGAGAAGTCTCAAATTGTGAAATATATGATTTAATCTTTTTAGAAATCATAGCTTCCTCTCTGACTTTATCTTTTTCATTCATATTCATTAAGTTTTATTTTGTTATTTAAAATTAATTTTTGTATTTTATTATTAATAGATATATTAGTTTAATATGTCTATTAATAATTTCTATTATTACTAAGTCTATAGATATAATAATGACTTAGTAATAATAGAAATTTAATATATATATTAAAGATGCCGAACAAGTTCAAACAATTTCAATATTGTGATTTGAAGATAAATAAAATTAATATAAAATAAAAATAAATTTTTAATTATAAATTTTTTTATTTACTTTTGGTCTATGTTAGAAAGATTACATTTAGAATATAGGTTAAAAGAACTTGGTATGACTAAAATAAGTTTAGCAAAAAAAATAGGTGTAACCCCTATGACATTACATAATAAGTTCAACGACCCAAGTTCATTTAAATTAAGTGAACTTAAAGCTATGGTTAAAATCGGTTTTATTAAATCTTTAATATGTGAATTATGAATGATACGCAAAATCAAATAATACGACAATCATCATTAAAAGCATCTATTGATTTTTGGAATTTAAAGACTGGTGGTAACTGTGAAGATATAACTGAAAATGATGTAATTAAAACTGCATCGAATTTTGGTTACTGGTGTGCTAACGGTAAAGTTGCACATAATATTAATAATAAACTTTTAAAATAAATAAATATGAGTGAAACAATTTACTTAGGTAGTGGTAAGACCGTTACCGGTCAATTTGGAGAATTTTATAATGTTACTTTAAATCTTGATAAAATTAAAAAACACCCACAAGTGGTAGAAGATTATAAGGGTAATAAATTTGTTAGATTAAGAATATCTAAAAAAGAAAAAACAGATGAATATGGTAAGAATGTTTTAGTGGTATGGAATGATCCTAATAAGATTAAGACTAAAACCGAATCTAGTCAAACTCAATTAAAGGTTGAGGATAATACTGGTTTACCGTTTTAGTTTTTTTCATTGAATGTTTATAGGTTAGTTTAAATATGAAGCACCTGATTCTTTTAGTTTGGTTTATAGTTTTGTGTTAGATGATGGTGCTTCTTTTTCATTATGATTAAAAGACAAGATAGTAACGAGGTTTACCATTCGCATAATTCAATAAGTGCAAGTGGTTTAAAAACAATATATAAAAAGTCAGTATTTCATTATCTGAATAAAGAACAGTTTATATCTACACCAGCGATGAACTTTGGTAGTGCCGTTCATAGTGCATTACTAGAACCTGAAAAAAAAGAAATACTTGCGTTACCTGAAAACATAAATCTTAGAACAAAAAAAGATAGAGACTTTAAAAACAAATTAATATCAGACAATAAAGATAAAATTATTATTACCCACGACGAAAAAAAGAATTTAGAACAAATAGTTGATAACGTATCTAATAATGCGTTAGCAACAAAACTATTGACCACCTTAGATGAAATTGAATATAGCTATTATGGTACTATTGACGATGTAGATGTTCGTGTGCGACCTGATGGTCTGAAGCGTAACAGACATATCATCGATATTAAAACTTGTCAAGACGCATCACCTAAAGCGTTTAGAAGTGCTATCTATAATTTCTCTTATCACTTGCAAGCGTGTTTCTATAGCGAAGCGTTAGGGTATGACCCAGCGTCATTTCGGTTTATTGCAATAGAAAACAAATACCCATTTGACGTTGCAGTATATTCTTTATCTGACGAACTAATTGAAAGGGGTAAGGTTGCGTGGCGTATAGCTTTTAATGCGTGGTCTGACTATATAAAAGAAAATAAAATCTCAGGGTTTAACTGGGATGATATAAATAACGATGGTAGTTTAATAGTATGATATTTAATAATGAATCTGATGTTAGAGAATATTTAAAATTTATAATTGATGATTTAGAAGACACAGATGAAATGTGTCATTATGATATGGAAAGTATAAGAAGCATAATAGAAATAAAAGTTAGAAAAAAATACTATAAAAAATGGATGATAGAAAAATATAAATATGATAAGTTGATGAATCTGTGTGGTGATAAAGGTTGTTATTATGTAGTAGCATATAAAAATATGTTATACTGGTACGACTTAAAAAAAATTGATATTTCTGAACTAAAAAAAGTTGTAATGAATTGCCCTAAAACTACTGACTTT